GTGGCGAGTTTGGAATAGGGAATTTCCGCGGTAGAATTCAGCGCTTGTACTCCCGAAGTCAGTGTGTTATTCGTGATAATGATATAAACAATGTATAGCAACATAATCGCTACAAATGCACCAATAATAAGCATATAATTCATGGCTTACAGGTAAAACAAATATATAATTCGCGTATATATTTGTGTGTCTAGAGAATGCGTACTTCGTTTTGTTGCGTGCCATTCTTGAATATTTGGAAATCGATATGATAGGGATTCCATGACGTGCCCTGCCCGTTTCCGCGCAAGTAATAGGTCCAGACCGTCTGGGGATTGATGGCCGAAGCTTTCCGCTTAAACATTCCAATTTGGCCGATCGTATACTGATTTCCCACGGTCAAGTCGGCGTTGCCTGGCGAATTCGTGAAATTGTTGACGCTTTTTACGATCAATCCGTCCAAATAGACGTCGATTTTTTGCCCGTCCACCGCAATCACTAAATAGACCCATTTTTGGAAGGGGAAGGCATTCGTGACATCCATCACACTACCGCAATTGGGGGATCGGTCGTCTTTGCTAGTGTTGTTAGTGGGACACGTAAAACGTCCCGACATATCCACGGCATAATTTCCGGAAGAGTTTGCCCCGCTGGAATAAATCGAGAGCGTGGTTCCGTACAAAGAAACGACAAAATCAGTCCCCCGATTGAAAATCACATTGGTCTTGTCCGCCGGCGTGTTCTGGCTAATATAGACCCAGGCTTCGTAATAATACCTGGGAGATGTGGGCTGATCCAACGTCGATTTGGCAAATGTCTGGGGTTTGTTCAAAGACACCGCTTTGCGAATGAGCGTGTCTGGCATAAAAAAAGCAATGGTAAATGACAAACAAATAATGATAATAATGACCAATATAATAATCGTGAGCAAGTTCATTTATATATTGTACCGGCGACATTATTGTATCGGTGGATTCTTGTACATGAGCAGGTTGTACGCCCCCGTCACTTGCAATTTTGTCACGGGCGTCGGGTAATACTGCACATTGCAAATCGCGCCATAAAGCATACCGTTGCCATCTCCGACCGTAACCGCATCGGAGGCTCGGTATTTGGGAGGCGACGGAAGAACCACCGTTGTTTCTAAATTTCCGTCAATAAAAATATCCACCAAGTTTTCGTTGTAATTGAGTACAATGTTATGCCAGGATTGACCCGCCAGTTGTGTCTGGTATTTTGCTTCCTTGCTCGTGTTGGACAAATAAAACGTGTACATGTTTTTGGAATAGGTGATTCGCGGATTGCCGGAAAGAGAACCGGTGGATCCATATTGGAAAATGTTCGATTCTTTCGAATAGGATTGGGACGGTGTCGGGTTCACATAGACCCACATCGATATCGAATAGTTCTTTCGGTATAGGGGATTTCCATTTTTATCCGTTGCATAGGTAGGATCCGAAGGCGGGATTTCAAACGTATTGCTGGTCGCAATGGTCGTCCGCTCCTTCAAAAAGACGGCATTGGGGAGAAGGGCGGTGGATTCGTTCGAATAGACGGCGGACGCGAGGGTCGAGCCGTAGAAATAAATCAAGACAATACAAATTTCGATTACAAATAACACGAGGATCATGGTGGGTGCTTGCCGGAGCTCGGTAAAGAAAGATTCCAAGACCTCTATCAAGAGACAGGGTAAGTAGAACAAGAACTGGAAAAAGAGCCCCATCCAACCGGGCATGTTCACGATGCTGCGGACAAAGATGCGGTAGACGAGGGCGAGCCCGACCAAAATACCGAGGACCATCAGTATTCCCACGAATTTCGTAATGTACAATACGGAGGCGGGGTTCATGATCTGGTAAAAGGCATAGACTGTCATCAAAAAGACGAAAAAGAGGACGGCATAAGCGGCCCCCAATTTCGGCGTGAGTTTGTCGCTAAAAAGGGGCGAAATCAGAAAGAGTCCGATCAAAATGGGGAGCAAGATGAAGGTGGTGTAGAGATAGAAACTCTGGCGGTAGAAAGTGGGGTCGTTGTTGGCCATGTAAATGGCCGAAAGTGAGAGACAGATACATAATCCCGAAATGGCGTAGGTGCGGAGACATCCTTGGTTGGCTGGATTCGTAAAATCGGGCAAATACGTGCCTTTTAATTTTTCGAATCTCTCTGCCATTTTGGTTTTCAAATCACTGAGAGACATGGATGGGTTTCTACCATATAGTTGGATTTTGTTCATAGATTCTCAATGGCCGTCTTTTCGCCGTGGCAGTCGCGGCAAAGTGCGACCAGATTGTCGATATGATTGCTGCCGCCGTGCTCGAGGCGGATTTTGTGGTCGACTTCAAACCAGGCTGGGAGTTGTTTGTCGCAATGGCCGCACCGCCAATTCTGTTGTGCTGCCACGTATTTCTTTTTGGTTTCGCTGACGGAGCGTTTGGTCGCCTTTTTCGGCTCGCTTAGTCCCGAGTTCTGGATCCGGGATTCCGCGTACTCTTGGCGGTTCGTAGTACCGAGATGGAACATGGGGTTTGGGACATCTAGCTCATTGCTCGAGAATTTCGATGTGAAATCGAGGATGGGGTTGAGAAGAGAAGACGTGTTTTTGTCGACGGGCATGTACTTTAGGTATTCGTGGGAAGATTGGATGAGGCCGGTCATGTTCGCGGGGTTTCTTTTGAAGAGATAGTAGAGAACGAACGCGCCTAAAGCGACGGCGGCCATTTGGTAGTATTTCTTGTATACAAAGACGGATTTGAGGAGCTTTCCTTCGGTATAAATATTGGCCATGATGGCTGCGGCGAGGAGGAATAGCCAGAGCTCGATGCGCATGCGCTTGGTTATTATAGGGGGAGAATATATAGATTTTTACGAAAATTTGAGCATTCTGATACGTCGCGATTTTATATTGGTAGTATATAGAATGGCGAAAACGCAAAAGAGAAATCGTAGTGTGAAAATGCGTAGGGGGGGAGATTTTTCAGTAGTATAACAGATGGCAGTGCATTTAAAAAGGGTACAGGGAACTTGACACAATGTGAAGAAGGTGTAAATAAAGACAACATAAAAAGTAAGATTGATGCCTTATGGAATGAGAATATTAGTCAAATATTAAATAATCACAAACCGAATGCAACATTTTTTCCAACAGGAATTACTTCTCAGCAAAATGTTTACTACCGATTAAATTCGAATGGTGAACTTGAATCGATGCCTAACCCGAACCCTATAAAAATCCCTGGGGAGGCGGGAATTACAATTGAAAATAGCGTATTTAATGACAATCAGTTTCCGGGGAAACCCTTAAAAATTGATACTGCTACATATATTTACATAGGCGGCGATAAAAATATAGGAAATCTTAGATCCGATGTTGAGTTATACCTTGACCCTTGGACAGGGTCGCAGCGCGATGATTATAATGAATATTTCAAACGAAAATATCTACTTATACGGTGTGGTTACATTGCGAATTCAAAGACCTGCAAAATTATCGATGCCAATACAGAAATAACCAAATTGAATTCATTTTTGACAAATAGATATCAGTTATGTGGGAATTTTTGCAGTCCGGCAACTATTGACGATTTTAAGAGTAGTATTGTTTTGGAGAAATACCATCGATCAGGAGGCGGGGAAAAATCCCCCCGAAAGAAACGTTCTCAACGCCGAAAAAGGCGATCATCTCATAAATGAGAATAAGATGCCATCGAACCCCCACCACCCAAACCTTTGCGTCGGAATAAATCTACCCAGAAGAGAAAATACTAAGCCCTGTAGATGCAGCATCGGCATCATCCTCGCCCGGTTCTTGTACCCTTCTTTTTCCAGCAGTACACACTGTTTGCCTTCTTAGCACTCACCGTCGCTGTCCAGCTTACGCATGACCTTCTCTTCGCTCAATTGTTCTTATCCATTCCCAGAAAAGCGAGTGCAATTATCGATGTCTTCAAAGACTACGCGACGGAAGTCGGTGCGCAAATTCTTCTTGCCGATGCGTCCATGATGGTCGGCACGATTTTGCTCGCCAGTTACTTGGCGTCCTTTTCTCTCAACACCCAAATCATCGTGTTGATTGTCGCGGCGTACGTCCTCCCCTATTTGCTTTATTCCATTAAGAAATAAGTCTTCGCTGTTTTTTGCGATAAAGGAAATACAGTATCAATAGAGAGGTATTGATAATCATGCTAATTACCCCGGCGACAAGGAGAGACAAATCCAAGATGAAATAACCGTGTAGCAACCAAAGAAAATTGGTCGTCAGAATCAGCAACAAAGAATACACGGATAAATCATCGACGCTTTTGGTCATAAACGTTTTGTATAATTGCGGTAATAGCTGAACGCAATTGACGATGGGCGCTAGCGCCGCAACAACTACCGGCAGCATTATATACAATACCGATTTTATACCAATTACGCGAAAAAGTACGACACGTGGTATTCTATCCCCACGAAAACGGGCATCGTGCGCGACGTCATTGAACACACCAAATTCAAGGTGTATGACAAGTACAAGTTGCAGCTAAAGGCGTATTCGAAGAAGAGAGTAAATTGGAAATCAAGACAAGCTACACGTAGTTCTTGTGATTTCGAATCCGTGTTTCTATATTTTGTTCAAGAAGAAGTCCGGGCGGGGCCAAGCCCGCGTTTGCCTTATACATATTTATAAATAAAATGTAAATTATTTTGTATTATATTGTTGTCAGTATATTCCGCGATTTCGTTTTCATTTATTTTCCTATGAATAAAATTATGGATGTCATTATAATCGTAATCATCAAATATGACCGTCCCATTATTCGCAATTAATTTTTTAATGTTATTGTAGTCTTCTGAAAATATGTCTTCTGTATGGCCTCCATCCAAATGAATTAATTCGTACGAATTGAGTTGGTCCGGATTTTCTGCTATATACTGTTTTATTGTTTCCACCGAATTTCCATACACGATATTTATTTTCGTATTTGGAAATTGGGTTTTTAGATATTCAATGGTGGGGGTGGTATATCGATGATAGTTTAAATCGAATAATAAATATTCCGCATCCGGGTTTATAATCAACATCAGTAATAAACTATGACATGCATTTACACCAATTTCCATTATTTTCGTTTTATTTTTACACAGATATTGTACATTTTTAATTTTTGGTATATTCTGTTGGATTGTCCAGTTTCTCGGAAAAATGTCACATATTAAATTGCCTTCTACCTGTTCGCCGACTTGTTCAAGTATACGTGTGATTCCTTGTATGTATTGGTTTTCGATTAAATCCATATTATACTTTATGGACATTTATACATCTAAATAAACGCAGATCTAAATAAAAGCAGATTTCCATCCGGAACAGTCACCCTCTGCTAAATACTTACGGTAAGATGTTCTAATTGAGAGACTAACAAATCTTTTACAATTTTACAGCCTCTAATCGGTAAACTTTTTTCCTTTCCAAAAATGACGAAGGGGAAAAAATGTTTGCTATGTTTCGTTTGATAGATGCAAAAAAAATTGATAACAAAACCAAGGTTAAGTATACTGATACATCCGTGATAGAGAAGGATGGTATAACAAACTTGGAAGATTATTATTCGGCTCGTCCCGAACTAGACACGCTCTATGAATATATAGTTGAGTATTTGAATCGTAGACGAGTGACTTTAGATAATGTACACTTATTTAATCCGGTAACTTTTAAGGATCTTGGTGAGTATGTCTATTATTTTGAAAAAACCGAGGCCGGGGGGGGGGGCAAAAAGTCCCGCAAGAAAATGCCCAAAAAGTCCCACCGGAAAACCCCCAAAAAGTAAAAACACGTCATTCTTTATATCAATGCCGTGTTTCTCTTCCCCCAAGAAAATCAAAGACCTGTCGGAACTCAAACCTTTCACCCATTACCGACTCTACGATATTTGGGGCGAACATTATCTCGTGCGTAAATTCCGCACGGGGGAAGACGTGGCTTCCGCCAAACAAAAGATACGGGAAATCACGGGGATCTACACCCTTGAGAAACGGTCCGACGAAATCGAACCCTTGCCGAGAGATGTCTATTTAGTGGAATTCTGGTCCGTTTTGGATTATGGGCGAGCCATAAGAAAAATATGGGCTTAGTATATTGAGATACATGTCAAACACACGAAGAATTCGTCGAAAGAAAAGCGAATCTCGGATAAAAAAAATGAGGGGGGGGGGGGAAAGGGGAATATGATAAGTATTATTACGAAAAAAAAAAAAAAACGGTGAAAAATGAAAAAAGAAAAAAAAAAATAAGGGGGGGAGAGGAAATGGGAATATGATAAGTATCATTACGTAAATAATAAGATAACTGTGGAAAATGCTAAAACCCTGGTTCAATCTGATAATAAATCTAGTATAGATAAGTTTATTTGTAACAAATACGAAAATAAACCGCCAAAATCTATCCATAACAAAAAATATCTTGGGCTTATAATAGAAAAAGTTGAGGCAACTCAGGAAGATAAAGGAGTTATTATTAATCATCACTATTATTCGATTAGTGACTGTCCTGATAACCAAGAAATAGTATCAGATGATAATGAACCGTTCTTTTCCGATAATAGAGAAGAGTTAAATAACGAATGGAAATTACTCGGAGGAAAAACACGCCGTAAATATAAACGCCGAACCCAGTCCCGTTAATTTGTTTGCGATATTCGAACACGCCGTCCTCGCGATTGGGTCGATTCATGTGTTTGTTTATAAAATACATGAATTATCTTCTTCTCGTCAACTTTCTATATTTCCGTTTGTTTCTTGTGCGTTTCGGTTTTACGCGTTTGGCCATTTTACGAATCAACATTTCATTCTTTTTGAATACGTTGTTCAATTGAGTTGCAATTTTTTTTCGGTAATATCCTCCGCCGGTATGAATGCTACCGCCATAATGACCAAAATCGCCACTATGATGACTCGAATGACCATCGTCATGACCATGATGATCATGAACCATATTAACTACACGATCTGAATTTATTACATGCGATCCGTCCGTTTCATATGTATTATTATTAGGTGGGTTGGTTATACCATCCTTTATTTGGTCTACTAGTATTTGTTGCGTCGATAAATTACTTACCATTGTTGTAAATAATTCATTCCGCTCATGCTCTTTGCTATTTAACAATTTATATAAAATACTGTTTTCGGTCCAATACAAGTAAGCCTCTTTATAACTATGAAATATTTCTTCCGCAGATGGTTCAAAATTCTTTTCCAAAATGGATAAAACCGTTACCGCATCTTTATCGCGTATTAATGATGTATTGAACAGAAATAGGGTGTCTGATGTTGTTTGCTGGGCGACAGGATCCTGGGGGTTCGATCCGTATTCTGCATCCAATTTGTTTTTTGGTTTGGGTGCGTATTTTATAGAAATAAACTTACATTTTATATCTTCACTAGCCGCTTCAGTACACCGGTGTTCTTTTTCCATTAATTCAAAATATAATTGAGAAAACAATTGACTATATAGAGAATTGATCACTGTTAATCCATTGACTATCTCTGAATTAATACGGTTCTGGTTTATCCAACGATAAGCATATTTGAATTTCCCCGAAATATTCAAATCCACATGCAACAAACGTTTGGATAAAGTTTCTGTATCCTCTGGTTGTATATGAAATAATCCAAACACATATTTCATGAGACTGTCTATACGCGATTTAATTTCCTTTGTAGTGGTTTGATTCAGAGGAACGTCAAAATACGAAGATAATTCATTAATGATAGCGTTGGTAATATATAACTGTACGCACACTACTTGTACAAGTCTCAATAAACCTTGCAATGCTTTTTCGCCTTTAGTACGCTTTGCGATTTGTACCGAAACCATAACCAATAATAAAATTGCAAGACCACCGATACCACCAGTTAATGTAGTAGCAGTTAATCCCAATGTTATTCCAACCGTATTAGTTGCAATAGACGTTGCTAACATAGTACCAACGATAGGGTAAAAAGTGGAACGCGTAAATGTAAGTACGGAGTCCGCCATTCTAATCATTGTTCCGTCCCTTCCCACATTTAATTCCGCACCAGTCACACTTTCGACTGCGCCTACTGTTTTAGAAATAATGTTAGTTGAACCCAGTTTTTTGACGTTATCTATTGCGTTGTGTACGCCGGAGTTAAAATCGGATGCCGCCTTTTGGGTTTTTGTAAAGAAATCTGCGTTCCTCTGAATAAAGGGTCTATCATCTACAGCATACACATTATTATTCTTATTATTTTGTATATAATCATCGCTGGGATTATATACGCGTGGTGGGACATCGTCCTTATACCAGTCATTTGACGTATATACTTTGGGGGGACTTGTATTGGGGGGACTTGTATTGGGTTTAATACCAAACCAACTCTTCATTTTACTCATATTATATATCTCGATTTGTTTATTTCCGAACTACGCAATTCATATTCCATGAAATCAAAATTCCATAAATATATACAATAGTATTACAACCCTGACCATTCTCTCGGGTGCGAACTTTTGAACGATTCAGCGTATTTGTCTAAATATCCGCATTGTGAATCCATGGCGAGAATTACTGCGATTGTAAGAAACTCCCAAATAAAAGGTCTAGCATATGAATGCAACAATAAAACAAATCAGAAAAACGCGCGCGGAAAATTGTCCAAACTAGCGAATGCAAATATTTCGGTCATCTCTCGAACATTTTTATAAATATTATTCCTGCAATCATATTTATAACTTCCTTATTCCGTCGACTAGTCGCCTTCGGCTTATCCCATTCTCCCCACCATTTTTTTCCAATAAAGCATCCGCATCAACGCCCGGTTATGCAGCGTCGATGATTGCCGCTGCGCATACCTCGTGAAAAACAGCCCGTCTTCGTTATGCCGCAAAACACGGTCATAAAACAAGTCTTTCGCATTTTGGAACGCTTGGTCCAACGTGGCGTTCCCCGTCGACATGTGATAAATCATCGATCGGTCGAAATCGTACGCCGTCAACAAATCCGCTTCTCTCACAATATGATACGCCTTCTGGTAGTTTTCCAAGTCGGGGAACCCGACCGATTTGACTTTGGAATACGACATGGTGGAGACGATATCGATGACGGCCTGTTTGTCGTCTGCCGTCAGTTTGATGACGGGAATCAAGAGTTGCTCGATCTCTTGGAGCCCCTCCTTTTCGTCGCGGTATTTCTTGTCGCACATATCGTGGACAATGGCGGCGGTATAAATGACGGGTTCCTGGGACTTTAGGAGATCTGCGTTCGGACACCCTTTCAGTTCTTCCTCGAAAATCGCGTTCGTGTAACGCAGGATGTTCATGCTATGCCCGAGCCCGTGGGACTCGTCGATGCCGTATTTCCGGGTGGTGAGGAGGACGTAGTGGAAGAGAGTTGAGAGAAGCGGGAGTTTCATGGGGTTTTGCAATAGGATGAGAAGAAATATTTATGTGTGTTTATTGTATAGTATTATGGCAGCTACCACACCAACTAAAAGTTATTACACTAAAGCTAAAGAATTTCTGGCTGATGAATATCCGGAGCGTTTTCCAGATACAGCTGCCAGATTACGCACTGAAAGGAATACTGCATACACTGCAGCGAAAGAAATAGCAGATAAAAAGAATGCTGACGCAGATAAACGCCGACAGGAGTACGAAGATAAAAACCTCCGATACGAAGTTACGAAATCTAATATTCCCTATGTAAGCAGTGAAAAGCTCAAAGCGAATCGAACAGCACTTGGATATGATCCGAATTCGGGGGGGGGGGAATCAAAAAATCCCGCAAATCAAGAAGAAAGCGCTCCCGCAAAAGCGCAACCAGAAGACGCAAATCTTCCAGAAAACACTAATTCTTTTCACATGAATCCATGAATATCCATGTGAAACCCCCTTATCGCTGATAGACCATATACGCAATCGCAATCAATGCCAACACGATGGCCGCGTTCAAAGCCAGAACCACCGACGTCTTTTTCACCTCCTCTTCCCCCTCTTCCAAGTACGCACTCTCGTACGATTCCAGCGCTTCTTCCACACTCCTTTCTTCTTTTTGCAATTTTGCATTGATCTTGTTATGGATAAACACCGTCCACCGGAAAAACGACTCCCGGTTGTCCAAATAGGGTGTGACGGGATACTTGTCCAACATGACTAAAAAGCGGTCGCCCATCTCTCGATCTGGCATAAACAAGGCGAAGTTCTGAATCAAATCATAATACTTGCGTTTGGTGACGTCGTTCGGGTACTCGGGATAGGTTCGCGCCACCGTATGCAGGAAAAACCAGTATTTCGGTCCCCAAATCGTGGGGGAATAGGAAAAGGGTCGATATACGGGTGCCACCATGTCTTTACTATTTAGCAGAAATTTATCGTCCCCGATATGCGCACCAAGATCCAGACGAAATGCCAAGGTTTTTTCGAATAAGGGTATAAACCTTTCTCTCGACTATCCCGTATCCCAACTCCTACTCTAAATGAGTCAGCAATATTGCAACAATTGCGGCAAACAAGGCCATTCTTTTCACCAATGCAAAGTTCCCATCACCAGTTTCGGTGTCATTGCTTTTCGCCGGAACCCGGCGAACGAACTCGAGTATTTGATGATTCGACGGAAAGACACCCTCGGATTCATTGATTTCATGCGCGGAAAATATTCCGTCTATCACAAAGACTACATCATGAACATGCTCCGCCAAATGACGGTGCACGAAAAAGCCCGGCTCGTTAGCCAGTCGTTTGACCAAATCTGGCTCGATATTTGGGGGTCTTGCAATGTGTCGGATCAGTACAAGACGGAAGAATCCGTCTCGAGAGACAAGTTTATGAATTTGACGAATGGGGTCTTTACCAAAACGGATTCGTACACGATCCTCGATTTGGTGAAGGAAAGCGAGGTGTATGACACCTGGACGGAGGCCGAATGGGGCTTCCCGAAAGGCCGCCGGAATTACCAGGAACGCGACTACGATTGCGCCGTGCGCGAGTTCTGCGAAGAGACGGGATATTCCGCCCATTCTCTCATCAACGTGAAAAACATTCTCCCTTTCGAAGAGATTTTCACTGGTTCGAATTACAAATCCTATAAACACAAATACTATTTAAACAAGATGGACTACGAATCCTCTCTAGGGAAACGGGACATTCAAATATGCGAGGTGAGTGCGTCGGAATGGAAAACGTTTGACCAGTGTCTGGCCTCCATCCGGTATTATAATGTGGAAAAACGCACCATGTTGACGGCCGTGGACCAAATGTTGCGAGAGAATATGCTCCTCTAAATTGGAGGGAATATTTTTTCGAAATAGGAATATATACGCCCCGAATATCATGTCTTACGATTTAGACGATTACTACGAGAATCGTGTAAAACCGAAAAAACGCCGGAAACGGCATTCCTATCCCAACAAGCACGAATCACCGCCACCAAAGATTCGCAAACGTACGATTTCGTTTCCGACGCATTATGCAGACGACGAAGAAGACGAAGACGACGAATGTAGTGAAATGTGTATCATCAAAGAATATTCTGGCAAGCAGCTGAAAAAGGAAATGATGGTGAAAAAACGCGGCAAAATACACCCGGCGCAAGAATCCGAGAAAGCGCCCGAGAAAGAAGAACCCACCGACATGGAATTGGCGTCGAAATGTTTGGCGATGGTTTCGAAAAAAGTGGTTCGGCTCTTGTGTTATATCGGCGTGATCGTTTGATTCAATGCGCGATTCTTGAAAGTTACGAGGGAACGTCTAATCATATGAGCAAAA